GCCTCTGCCCATTGTTCAACGTTCTCTTTAATTTTTTCTCTAGGTGGTTTTATATCTTGAGCGTCTTGAGCAGAATCGCCATCTGACTCTCCTAAAATTGCCTTTACGGTTTTTACTGGTAGTTTTAATTCTTTTGCAATCTCAGCTGCTGTCGCACCTTGTTTTCTCATTAAATCAATCTCTGACATTCTGCCTTCAGCAATAACACCTTCAGCAATATCTGATAAGTGTTTTATACCTGCGTCTTTGATAGCTCCTTGAGTCACCGGATCCATATTCTTAATCATTTTAATTACAGCGGGGGTTACATCTTTTTTAGTTTTGAATTGCCATATTCTTTTGATGTTTTGAATCTGTCTTGGATTCATTTTAGGTTCTAGGTAACCAGCTTCGCTGATTTTTTCAACCTCTGCCATTGCCTCTGACATTGTTTTTCTATATCTACTCATTAGTTATCTACCTTTGCTCCCGCTCTCCATTGGTAACAAGACCAATATCTCGCTTTAGTTTTTGGTCCAGGATTATCGCAATTGTGCCTTGCTCTGAAAGATTTACGTCTTTCCGGGTCGTCTCTTTTGATACTTAATCCTGTTGTATCTCCAAACGATACTTTTTTGATTTTATCTCCGTCTCTTACATAGACGTAAAACTTCTTACTACCACCACGTATTGGGTCATTAAGTTTGACCTTTTTACCTTGGTACATTGCCTCTTCAATGCCTTCTAATTCGTGTTCATAGATTACATCTTCACAGGCCTTGTCAATATTATCATATTGTTTAAATGTTCTAACTTTTTTAGTCATTAAATTTTCTCTATCATTTTAGCAACCGCCTCTTTTAGCTTCGCTTCCCATTGCTCTTTGTATCGTTCCCTATATTTATTCATTGTGGACTCTGTAGCCGCCCATTCTTTTATATCTTTTTCACTAGGTTTTTCTCGTTCTCTATCCAAGAAACCCTTAACTCTCTTGACATTAGGGTTATCACCACTACCTGGTTTTGATGGTTTGTAAGTAGGGTTTTCAAAACCTGGATAATCTGGTTCTCCTGGTGTTATGGTTGACGTGTGTTTATAGTAGTCGTTACCAATGTCTGTACTTTCAACTTTGGTTTTGAGTTCGTTATATAACTCGCCAAACATCTTCTTAAATTTCTTCGTGTGCTTACTAGGTTTTGTCTTTGCTGTCTTATCTCCAGGTGCTGGTTCGTTGTCATTTTTTGTTGTATCTTTTGATTTAAAATGTTTATCTCTTTTACTCTTAACATCTTTTTTTAGTCCACTATAATATTTTTTAGGTTGCGTTCCTTTTTTATCTTTGATATCTTTGTCTTGAGCAAGTTTATCAGTATGTGCCTTTGACGCTTCTGATACCGCTTCAAATCCATAATCAACGTCTAGGTTATATTCCCTCACGTCTACCTCTCTATCTGCCGATACAGGTACACAATCCCATATCCAAGCTTTGTGTAAATTATTATTATTATCTTCTAGTACAATATAGTTTGTACCTTTTCTTTTTACGATACCTTGTATATCTTCTTTGATATAATCAACTTTGTCACCAATATTAAATATCATTTCTCTAATATATAAATCTCTTATTTGTTGGTGTTCAAAGTTCTTAAATGGTACTACGTCTCTTGCCTCTCCTGTGTATTGAGCGGCTAAGTTCATACCTTGTCTTACTGCTTTCATTATAGCATTTGCGTCAACACCTCTTGGTAGTCCTCTTCTAAAACTAGCAATATCATTTGTTGAGGCAGCTGCTCTCATTTTACTTGCTGACATACCTGATACATTATCGGCATCCGGGTCTCTTTCGCCAGCAGATACAACACTAATATTATCAAAGTTATAATAACCGTGTCTTGATTTTATATCATTATACTTTTTAATTATTGTATCAAATTCTCTTACTCTATCACTACCTACGACCATTGTTATATCACTATAACCTTTTTGATAAAGTTTAGTACATATATCTAATATCATATTTGTAGTGTTTATTTCTATATTTCTTGCGTGTCTAGGAAACATTCTTTTCATTATGCCTAGTTTTTGTCTAGGCGATAATGGATTCTTTTTAGGGTCCTGACTTCTACTTAAATATATTTTGTAATCATCTGCCCTTACACTCGCAACTTTATTAATTAATTTTTCGTGACCAGTTGTAGGTGGATTAAATCTACCAAAACTAAATGCAAGTGATTTACCTCTTGCCTCTTTTAAACTATCTATCTCTGCGTCTGTAACCACGCCATCATCTAATATCTCTTTACATTTTTTATAGAAAGTTATGTAGTGATATTTTTCTAATAGTTTATAGATAACATTAGAAGGCATATTATTTGCAACACCAAACTTTTTAATTTGTTCTGGTGTCATATCTTTTAAAAATACTTCTTTTCTTTTATCAGATAAGTCATCACCAATATCTTTTATCTGCTTAATACTATCTTCTATTTCTTCTAACTTATCTTTAATTTTTTCTTGTAAATCTAATACATCATTAACACTCAAACCTTTTAATTCGTCATAATCTATAATGTCTCTTTTTAATTCACCTTTAACAATATCTATCTCTTGTATTTTTTTGCTAAAGTCTTCTATGTATAAATCAATATTAAATTTAGGAATATTAGGTACTCTTGTAAATGTATTACTTAATATATCAAAATGGCCATCTGCTTTTGCTAAATGGTCATCACTAATTTGTTTATCAACTTGTAAATAGTAATTGATAGGGTGTGTAGTTCCAGGAATATTTTTACCATTTACTTGACCCATTAATTTACCTACTAAATCTTTTCTTACTTTTTCTATATCTTCTTCACCAACTGCGTTTGGTTTTATTAAAATATCTACATCTAAATCTGCGTCATTTCTATATGTCTTTGTTAATACAGAACCAATGATTGTAAGTCTTTCAACACTACCATATTTTTCTATATGTTTTTCCATATCACTTTTTATAATGTCTATGATACTTTGTTTTAATCTAGGATTATCTGTATCTGCATTATCAAATATACCTGGCGCATATGTACGTCTTGGTATATCAATGATACTTTCTTTAAATGTTTTTTTCATATTGATATTAGGATAAATCTCTTTTGCTAGTTTTACACTTGCGTTATGGTCTGACTTATAATGCCAACCTGCATATACTCTACCCATACCACACTCATCAGCCGCCTCTATAATACCTTTTTTATGTTTAGGATATTGTTCAGCATAATACTCTGCGATTAATCTTGATTGTAAACTATGACCTGAAGGATATGCTGGCGATTTCATACTATCACTCTCTAAAGGCATAATATCAAATTTCATATTCATTGCCTCAGCTAAATGATATGGTCTAGGTCTTTCAAACTTATTTTTATAATGTCTTACAATACTTGAACCTACGTCTGCTAGTTTATCAATATCGGATTCTTTGAAGTCTAATTTATTTTCTTTTAAATATTCTTTTACTGCAAAACCAACTTTACTATCGTGGTCTCTTACGCTCTGTTCTATTTTAGGTGTTCTTTTTTTAAATAGACTTTGTAATTCTTTTAATTCATCATAAGTAGCATTACTACCATTAGATGGTGGTTTTGCAATAGATAGTTTTTTATAATCACCTTTATAATTCTTAACAGGTTTCTCTTCTATCTTAGCGTGTTTTAATCCGTCTATATCTATGAAGTCTTTAAATTTCATCTTCTTCTTAATTTTCTTTCTGTAGCCATCCATCTTTTTGCTGTGTATGACTTGACTTTATTTCCTAATAGTCTTCTAACTTCTTTAGCTACTTTACTCATAACAATCGTTGTAAGTTCTCTATCATCTTTACTATTATCTACAACAACCATATTACCTAAACCGAATAGATGTTGAAATCTTCCTATGTTTGTTTGTACCGCTTCCCAAGATTTTCTTGTAATATATTCTGGTACACTTCGTTCTCTTTTAGAGTTTCTTTCTAATGCAACATCTAAACTAGTGTTAACAAATATCATATAGCAATCATAACCTAATTGTCTTAACTCTGCAACTTGACTTTTAATTTTATCATAATCTCTACCTGTGCCATCAACTATCATACCTAATCTGCCTGCAATAGATAAATCCATAATACCACCTGTTGTTGCTTTTGCTCTTGCTCTTAACATATCTCTTGCCTCTGCCTCGTCATCAGGCATTTTAAGAGATAGATTATTTTTCTTTAATGCAATTTCAAAAGCATTATCAGAGTTAATCATTCTTAAACCTGTACCACCAAAAGCACTTCTGGTTACAAATGTTTTACCAGAACCTGGACCGCCTGCAAGAAAAAATGCCTTGAAGATATTAGGGTCATATAAACCCTCATTTAATTCTTTGTATTTTATATCGTTAAATGATTTCATCTTTCTATTCTTTTTATAATTTTGTTTGCAATTACTTCCGGTTCTGCACCCTCAGCTTTAATATTTATTAATTGGTCTTCAAAATGTTTGATTACAGGACCTACTTGTTTTTCGTGTTCTCTTAATCTTTGTTTTATGACCTCTGGTTTATCATCTGCTCTGCCTCTGGCAGTTAATCTTTTAATTACTTCTTGTTCAGATACTTGTAAGTTAATAATAAAGTTATGTTCTATATTATTTTTATCCATTGCTCTAACTTGTTCCATACTTCTAGGAAAACCATCAAATACATATCCGTTTCTTGCGTCTGGTTTTTTTAATCTATCCATAACCTCACGCATTACTATTTCTGTTGGCGCAAATTTACCTTGGTCTAATAATCTTTTTACTCTTCTTCCGTCTGGTGTATCTTTCTTTGATAAATCTCTCATCATATCACCAGTATAAATGTGTGGTATGTCAAAGTGTTTTGTAATATATTTTGAGTAAGTTGATTTACCTGAACCTGGTCCGCCTATCATTATAATCTGCCAAGGTCCACCTTTTACTTCTCTTAAAAATCTTTCTACAAATTTCACTTTCTATAACCTGTGCCTTTCTGCCTATTGCACCATCTTTTATGCCAAGCATATACACTCATTTTTACACCAATACTTTCTATTATATTATAATATCTATCTAGTATAGCAATCGGTCTAAAAGGTCTTAACTTCTTTTTAATTAAATCAATCGTATCTGGTATTGTTCTCACTAGTCCCACCCTTTCGGTAATGTAAAGTTTGTTCTACTAAATTCTAATCTATCTACAAGTTTAACTGCACCTGCAATTCTATCAACGGCCACATATCCTTCAGGAGCGGTAACTCTATAACCATTTGAAGTTCTTACAAAATGACCTATACTTTGTATTTGATTCATCTTTCTTAATAATGTATTCTTACAATTTGCTAAAGTTATATGACTTGCAATTGCAAAGTATAATAGTGTTTTATTTTTATCTATAAATCTTAAACCTTCTTTTTGTGCCTTAATATATTTTTCTTTTCCTTTATCAGTTTTCTTTGCGTCTATTTCGGCTTGTAGCATATTATTATAATACAATCTAAATTGTTGTTGCATATCTCTTACTTTACCCATATCACCTTTTGTATTTTTGATAAAGTAATTAAAGAAAGTTTTTAATCTAAATGCAACTGATAAAGGGTCAGTTCTAGCTGTTGACATATCATTTAAGATACCTTTTGCTTTTGATAATGACCCTTGAGCCATTCTAATTAAACCATCAAATCTACTTAATTCACCTTTATTAAAAGTAGATGAACCAGAGGTATCTTGATATGAGGCAGACGCCAAGAATATAGAAGCAGGACCTTGGCCTTTAATACTACCAAAACCTGCTGTCATATTACTTAATGATTTGCCTGTATAAACTGTATGAAATACTATGCCTAGTTTTGCTC